CAAATGTCGGGGTAACTTGTCCTAGCGGTTACATAAATACCCTAGATATTTTAAAGCTAGCCGTTGGGGTTTTGTCTAGTACGCCTTCGGGGGCTTTAATTTCTTGGCGAACTTCGGCGGGTGTGGCTGCGCAAGTTGACATAAACGTAAATATTTTAGACCTACGCGTAGAAATAATACCTAACAGCAATACGCAACCTATTGGCGGGTTCTTAACCATGAACCAATACGTACCGCAAAAGGTAAAGCAAAGCGACTTTGTGAAGTCAATCTTTCAAATGTACAACCTATTTGCCGACGTAGACCCGAACCAACCTAACAACATAATCTTAACCCACCGAGACGAGTATTACGACAACGGAACGCAGCGCGACTGGACTTACAAACTTGCAAAGGATCGAGAACAAAACTTAGAGTTCTTACCCGACGTCACAAACAAGCGCTTAATCTTAACCTACAAACAAGATAACGACACGCCGAACACGTTGTATTTTGATGCTACACGCGAAATCTACGGGCAACAAGAATACATTTTTAATAGTGAGTACGTTAAGGACATAGACACGAAAGAACTTATCTTTAGTCCTACACCCATAGCGCAAACAACATTTGGCGCAATTGTGCCAATGATTGACGGCCAAGCCCCAAAGACGAACATAAGAATACTTTACGACGGCGGGGAGCAAAGCTGCGGGTCTTACGACATTATCGACGGCGGGCTTACAGGAACTTACGGCGTACAAACTTACCCAGCACTTACGCACTTCGACAACGCATTAACGCCAAGCTTTGACATTAACTTTGGAACGTGTGACTTTTATTATTACAACCCTCAAACGTTAACCAACAACACGCTTTACAATATGTATTGGCGTCGAACCATTAACCAAATTAATGAAGGTAAAATGCTGACCGCGTTTTTTAGGCTTACTGAAAACGACATACACGCCCTAAAGCTTAGCGACAAAATCCGCATCGACAACTCATGGTGGAACATTAACCGCGTAATTGATTACAACGCAAACACGGACGGACTTACAAAGGTTGAACTTATAAGCGTCGACAGCGAACTAGAATTAGCCCCGTTCATTACAAACACGGGCAACCATTCGCCTAGCGTTACAACTGAGGCCGCTTTAAATTCCGTGCTTAGGTCGTCGACTATTTCGGGTAACGTAATCTTAGAAGGCTCACAGGTTGCGGTAATGGGACGCGGTAACACCATAGCGCAAGGCGTGCGCGGTTTGGTTATTGGTGACGGGCAAACACTAAACGAAGACGGAATTATAACCCCTAGAATTAACGGCCTAGCGGTACAACGTACAAACTACGTGGCAAACCTTACCCAAACGGGAACGGCTGCACCCACGGCAATAGAACTAAGTAATAACATAGGCTTAGTAACCTGGACGCGCACCGCCTCGGGTGAATACAAAGGGGTTGCATTAAGCCCTTTCGACCCGTTGTATACTTTCGTAATGATTAACAACGTAGAGCATGACTATTTAACAAGTGCCTACATTAACACGGACGGGGATATAGTAATTGTAACGTGTAGAACTAGCGGCCACAGCCACCAAGACGGCGTCTTAAATAACACCACCCTAGAAATACGCACTTACTAAAAGTAATATTGTTATGAATGAAGTTACAATACCTTTAAAACTTACGGGCGTCGGCTCAATGAAAGCCGAGTTAAGGCAGTTAAAAGCGGAAATTGCCGCAGCGACAGACCCTGCACAAATGGAAATGCTCGCAAAAAAAGCGGGTGAACTTTCCGACAGGATCAAAGACGCCAACGACGCGGTAAATGTGTTTGCATCTGGGTCTAAATTCGAACAAATTAGTAACTCGTTCGACGGCATTAAGTCGAGTTTAATGTCTTTAGACTTTGCTGAGGCTAGCGAAAAGTCGCAAGTCTTTGCAAGTAACCTCGGTAAGATTGGTAAAGCGGACATTTCGGGCGCTATTAAGGGCATTACAGGCACTATTAAAACCCTTGGCGGGGCTTTCGTTAAGCTAGGTATACAAATACTCGCAAACCCCATCTTTTTATTGGTCGCGGTTATTGTCGCAATTGTAGCGGGCATAGCTGTTTTCTTGTCAAGCATCGGTGTATTGCAAAAAGCATTTGACTTTTTAATGATACCCATTAACGCAATTATTGACGGGTTCAAAGAGATGACCGATTGGCTCGGTTTGACTCAATACGCCGCCGAAGAAAACGCGGAAAAGGTGGGTAAGGCTAACGAAAAGGCCGCCGAAAGTTCTAAGAAACGAGTAGAAAAAATTACAGACGCTTACGACATAGAAATAAACAAGGCTAAGGCAGCGGGCAAAGACACCACGGAACTAGAAATAGCCAAGAGTAAAGCTATAAGTAAAGAAGCCGAGGGGCGTTTAAAGAACAACCGCGAAGAACTAGCCGCACTTCAAAAGGTCGCATCTAAAGACAACCTAGAAAAGCGTAAGAAACTACGTGAACAAATTGACGCGGAAAAGAAAATACTTTCGGATGGCAGCAAAGAGCGCCAAATCATGCGCGACAACGACGACGCAGAACAAGCCCAAAAGGAAAAAGAAAACGAAGCTAAGCGTAAGGAGAAAGCTAAGGAATACGCAAAGAACCGCTTTGATGCGCAGCGAACAATTAAGGACATCGAACTTAGTTTGATTGTTGACGACGCCAAACGAGAAGAAGAAATAAACAACGAAAAGTACCGCCGCTTAATCGAAGACGTAAAGAAAAACGAAAACCTAACGGGTGCGGAAAAAGTACGTTTAACAAAACTTTACAACGACCAAAAACAAGCCGAACTAGACAAAGCTGCTTTAGTGCAAGCCGAAGCCGAAAAGAAAAGACAAGCGGAAATAGCCGCGGGTATAAAAGCGTTTAACGAAGCCGAAGCCGACAAAGCCGAAGAAATCCAGGAACAACTTTACCAAGCTAGTTTAACCGAACAACAACGCGAACTCGAAACAAATAAATACCATTACGACGCCCTTATAGCTGAGGCGCAAAGATACGGCTTAGACGCTGCCGTTCTAATCGAAGAACAACGCGCCAAAGAAGCGGAAATAAATAAGAAGTACGACGACGCCGAAAGACAAGCGCAACTAGCCAAAATCGAAGCCGAGAAACAAGTACGTGACGCCAAGATACAAGCGGCGGGGGATGCAGCCCAAGGGTTGTTAAACCTTACCAGCTTAGTGGTAAAAGACCAAAAGAAACTCGAACAAATAAACAAGGCTAGCGCGTTGGTGCAAATTGGCATCGACACGGCTAAAGCTATTTCTTCGCTAGTTGCTGCGGCTAACGCTAACCCTTTCAACGGGATTTCAGCGGGTGCGGCGGGTATTGCTCAATTTGCCTCGGGTATTCTACAAATTACCACTAACATGGTAAAGGCTAAGCAACTATTAAGCAACCCAAGCGGTAACGTTTCGGGCGGTGGTGGCGGTTCGACTGCGTCTAGTTCGTCAAGTGCTGCGGCTTTAGTACCGCAAGTAAACTTGTTCGGTCAAGGCAACAACTTAAACACAGCGGGACAACTTAAAAGCGCAAACGCTACGCCTAGTTTTGTAGTGCAAGCGGTTGTAAGCGAAACGGACATAACAAACACGCAAAGTAAAATCAATAAAATTAAACAAGGTTCGGAATTATGACAAGTTACCAAGCACTTATAAACGAAATAACAACGTTTTACGACAACCATATTCAAGTAAAAAAGGTCGGGTCGGACTTCAAAGAACAAATGTTTAACTTCGCCACTAAGGACGAAAAGTACCCCATTGTTTACATAGTTCCTGTAACGGCTTTAGCTACTGAAAACACGAACGACTTTGTTCTAGAAATTTATTGTTTCGACATTATCCAAAAAGACCGCGCAAACATAAACGTAATTTTGTCCGACTGCCAACAGATTCTGTACGACCTTTACACGTACTTCATAAACTCGGATAACTACGCCTTTGACCTAGTCGATACGCCTAGCTTTGAGCCTTTAAATAATGACCTACTAGACTACGCCGCGGGTTGGGTCATGACTGCAACTTACGCCGTAAATAACTGGACTGATTGCGCCGTGCCGCTTAAACAAGTACCGAATTAATTTTAATATAGTTATAAAAACGAAATCATGGGAACAAATTTAATGGGCGAACTAGTCGCCAACAACGGAACGTACATAGTAAATAACACAGCCGAAGTAACTAAGCGCATTGACGCAATTGTAGTTTTGCAAGACACCATCTTTGCTTCTATTAAGACAGCGGGTGTAGACACGAAAAGCACTTACATTGCAGCCCCAGCAACAGCACTAAAAGCGGGCGCAATCATTACACCAATTAGCGACTTACAATTTAGCGGTGTGCAGTTAACAAGTGGATCGGTTGCTTTAGTTCTTGGGTAATGTATTTTTACAGCCTATATAACACCCAGTTCTTCAGACTGGTTGGTGACATTGTTGCCTCATTAATTGGCGCATTCAAAGTTCGCGTTGCTGCAGATGGTGGCACGTTTGAAGCCGAGGCTTGTTTGCAAGCTACTTTAGACAAATTTAATTCGATACCATGAGCCTACTTGACGACGCATCTTTATTAGTAACACCCAACGCAGAGAAGGCTACCAAGCTTTATAGCATCATTCCGACAAACGGCAACGGGGATTTCACGGTAACTCGTGCGACTACTGCAACACGAACTAACTCAAGCGGACTGATTGAAAGCACACCTATCAACGAGCCTCGCCTTGACTACTCACTTGGAAGCTGCCCTAACATTCTATTAGAGCCGCAGAGGACTAATTTATTTTTATGGAGCGAGGAGTTTGATAATGTTTCTTGGGTAAAAACAAATGCAAGCGTTACGGCTAATTCAACGGCTTCGCCAAGTGGAATACAAAATGCAGATAAAATAATTCCAAACGCATTAAATACATATCACCCCGTTACTCAAGCAAGGGTTGTAACAAATGGTGTTACATATTCTTTTTCAGTTTATGCAAAAGCCGCGGGTTATAATTTTTTATTACTAAACACAGTTCAAGGTTCTGCCTCTGGTAACGTCGGACCTATAATAAACTTAACCAATGGAACAATTGCGGGTAATTTAGGTGGAAACAATTACAATGCAAAAACAACTTCGGTTGGTAATGGTTGGTATCGAATTGATTTTAGCTATGTTGTTAGCGGTGTTACAACAAGTGTAGACATAAACCCATTGCCAAGCTCAACAATTTCAACTTATTCGGGAGACGGAACTTCGGGTATCTTCCTATGGGGCGCACAACTCGAAGCGGGCGCTTACGCAACATCGTACATACCTACGACATCGGCATCAGTTACAAGGAATGCTGACGTAATCAGTAGAGGCAACATCTTTACTAATGGGCTGATAACTGCAAGCGGTGGTACTTGGTTTGTTGACTTGAGGAATAATCTTTCACTCACAAGAAACACAGGCGCTAATATAAATCAATCTTTAGGCGTTTCAAATGGTACAACAGATGGTATTGTAATTAGAACCGCAGGCACATCGAGAGCGCAAGTATATAAATATGTTTCATCTGTGCCAATTTTAATAAGAACAACGGATGCTAACACCGCAAAAATGGCTATCAAATGGAACGGAACAACAGTAGATATTTTTGAGAATGGAATAAAAGTAGTTTCTGCTTCATCTTTTACTACTACAAATATGAATATTTTAGAAGGTAGCGCTGTAGATTTTCCTAAATACATCAACTCAATGGCGCTTTTTCCAACTCCGCTTACTGACACTCAATGCATCGCCTTAACAACGTAACAATGAAAAGCGGAATATACAAAATAACAAGCCCAAGCGGAAAATCATATATTGGTCAATCAAAAAATATTGATAGACGAATTAATGAGTACAAAAAAATGAGCAACTGCAATGGGCAACCTAAATTGTATTTATCTTTTTTAAAATATGGGGCTGAAAAACACATATACGAAGTATTAGAGCTTTGTGATTTACATATTATAAACGAAAGAGAAAGATATTGGCAAGAGCATTTTAATTGCATTCAAGAAGGTTTAAATTGTTGTTACGTTAAAACCAATGAGAAAAAAATGATTGTTTCTGATGAGGTTCGTAAGAAAATGAGTGTTGCAGGAAAAGGCAGAAAACAAAGCCAAGAACACGTTTTAAAACGAACTCAATCTAAAAACGGTTATGTTCATTCAGCAGAAACTAAACAAAAAATTGCAGATAAAAGAAGTAAGTTATTATTAGATGTTAGTACTGGCATTTTCTATAAAAACACAATAGAGGCAAGCGCTGCTTTAAACATTAACTCAAGAACTTTTCAAGCAATGATGTGCGGAAGAAATAAAAATAGAACATCTTTAATTTACGTATAATGACGCCAAGAATCTACAAACTCACCTACACAAACAAGGCAGCCGCAATAGCTGACCTTGAAAGCAAAGGAATACTAACCGCAGACGGCTACGGCATCGGGGTACAAGCCGTGGTTGAAATCGGAGTCATTGCAATTGACGAAAACACGAACGCAGACGGCTATCATTATGACGTTATGAGCATAGACACCTACGACTTTGGCAGTAACCTCGTGACACCTAAAAACCCTAAACACGCATTTGCGGGCTATCCTATAAACCAAGAAGTAAAAACAGATGGCATATAAGAACGACGGCACGTTCAACGTGCTTTACAAAACACGTAATAAGATTGCTAAGACTTTGCGCCGTATCATTGCCGAGGAAAACCTAATCGACACCGAAGCGCTTTACGACTCGATCCGAATAAACGCCAAGATACCCGCTTTGGGTGAACTTGAAATACAGATTTTGGCAATGTACTATTTTGGCTTCTTGAACAACGGAACTATAAACATGTTACCTTTCGACCTTTGCGCTAAGCTTACAGCACGCCTAAACGCCGAGGGTACAACCGCCGAAATTTACCAGCAATATACAGA